ATATTGTAAAAGATAGTTCTAACAATAACGTATATCTTTGTAATACAACTCACACATCTACTGGTACAACTCCAATCAGTTCTAATGCTGACTCTGCTAAATGGGATTTAATTGTTGATGCACAATCTGCTACAAACTCAGCTAATGCAGCTGCGAACCATGCTTCTAACAGTTCTAATTTTGCTAACAACTCATCTAACTCAGCTAATACTGCAGCCAATCACGCATCTAATGCAAGTAATCACGCATCTAATGCTTCTAACTCTGCAACTAATGCAGCTACATATTTAAGTTCAGTACAAGCTAATGCTAATGCTGCAGCTAATTCTGCTAGCAATGCTTCTAACTTTGCAAACAATTCTAGTAACAGTGCCAACTCAGCTGCAAATCATTCTGCTAACTCAAGTAACTTTGCTAACAATAGTTCTAATAGTGCTAATGATTCAGCTAACCACGCAGCAAATTCTAGCAACTTTGCTAATAACAGTTCTAATAGTGCAAACACTTCAGCTAATCATGCTGCCAATTCATCTAACTTTGCAAACAACAGTTCAAACTTTGCTAATGCTTCTAGCAATCATGCTAGCAACAGTTCTAATCATGCTAGCAATTCAAGTAATTTTTCAAATAATGCTTCTAACTTTGCTAACAACTCAAGCAATCATGCTAGTAACTCATCAAACTTTGCTAACAATTCATCTAACTTTGCTAACACTGCTTCTGATGCTGCCAATGCTGCAAACACAGCAAGAGATGCGGCTCTAGCAGCAGCTGATAACTTTGATGATGTTTATTTAGGTGCTAAAGCAAATGATCCAACATTAGATAATGATGGTAATGCTTTAAATGCTGGAGATTTATATTACAACACAACTTCTGGTAATTTAAAATATTACACAGGTTCTGCTTGGATAGCTGTAACTTCAGGTGGTATTTCAGATTTAGTACAAGATACAACACCTCAATTAGGTGGTAATTTAGACGTTAATACTTACTCAATTACATCAACATCAAATGGTAATATTACATTACAACCTAATGGTACTGGAGATGTAATATTATCTGCAGATACAGTTAAAATTGGTGATACAAATACTGATGCTATTCTTACAACAGATGGTACTGGTGATATAACTATTAGCACAAACTCTGGAACTAATTCTGGAACTGTTAAAATATTTGATGGTGCTAATGGTAATATAGAAATAACTCCTAATGGAACTGGTGTGGTTAAATTAGATGGATTATCTTATCCAACTACTGATGGTTCTGCTGGACAAGCTCTTGTTACAAATGGATCTGGTGTATTAAGTTTTGCAACAGCTGGTATAGCTTGGCAATCAGTTCAAACTTCTGGTTTTACTGCAGTTGCTGGTAGAGGTTATCCTTGCAATACAACATCAGCTGCATTCACAGTAACATTGCCTGCTTCTGCTACTGCTGGAGATACAATTATATTAGTAGATTATGCAGGAACTTTTGCTACAAATAATTTAACAATAAATCCTAATAGTTTAAAAATTCAATCTCAAACATCTAACTGTACAGTTTCAAAAAATAAAGTAGCTAATGATTGGAAATCTGGTCTTTTTACAGAAATGCAAATTGGTGCAATAGATGTTGATTTTGCAAAACAAAAAGCTGCAGATTGGGTTAATACAAATATCTCAGATTTAGATCCAAACACAAGTGTTAATAAGAAAAAATTTGAATTAGATAGTATTTATAAATCTATTGAAACTTTAGCTATGCAAAAAGATTCAAGAACTGATGAAAATTTTTTAAATAAATTAAAAGAAAATCCTAGTTTATATTCATTAGTTGATTTAGAAGATAGAAATAAATTTATTTCTTATGCTCAAACTATTGCTGGAAAAAGACAAGAAGAAAATGATACTAATTTTATAAAATCAATAATTAAAGACACTCCATATTCTCAACAGTCTGATACATTAAATTCATTATTGCCTATAATACAACAAAGATATCCAGATGAACAAACACAAACAAAAATTAGAAATATTGCACAAAAAGCATTAGATGAAAAAAGAAAAACAATTAATGAACAAGGTGCCGCTGAATATTTTATAAATTTAGATCCAAAAATAAATCAAGATTATTTGCAATCTTTGCAAGATCCAAATCAATTTAGTGTTTTTAAAAAATCATTAGATTTAAAATATGATCAACAAAAAATACCAGATGAATATAGAACATATTTACCAAATAATAAAATACAAGAAATTGGTGATTTAATTAAAGGAACAAAAGATGTTAATCAAAAACAAAAAGTTGTTAGAGATTTAAAAGCATTTTATGGAGATGCTATGCCATATATTAATAAACAAATTGATCAAAAAATAGGAAAAAATATATCTCTTGCTATATCTACTAATGATTTAGATTTACAAAATCTTTCTTTATTAGGAGAATTAAACGATGATGAGAAAAAAATTGTTAAAGCAAAATTTCCTGAGCAAAATATTGAAATAGAATTAATAAATAAAATTACTAAAAATATAAAACCTCTTGCAGATATTATAGCAAATCAACCAGATGGTTATGCAACTTATTCTCAATCATTAGGAACAACAGTTACAACTATTAAAAATGCTGCAATGAGAGGTATTTATGAAGGTAAATATTCTGACGTATCTGATGCTGCAAATAAATTGTCATTAGGTTTTATAGCGGATTATGAAACTACCAATGATAATTTTTATATTCCTTTTGATGTTAATGGAAAACTTGTAAACACTGGTATTATATATGCTAAAAATCAAATATTTAAAACTAAACTTTATTATAATGATATTGATTTTAGTGATTTTAGTATTGATCCAGTTGGTAAAAGTGGAAAATTATTATCTCAACAAGAAACCATAGATTTTTTTAAAAAAAATGGTGATTGGTATATGGATGGTAATACAGGAATTAAATTTGGAGTTAAAGGTGCTAATGGTTTATTTACACCAATGAGAATTAATAATCAAAATATTAGAATAGACTTTAAAGATTATGATGGAGAATTTAAATTAATAAAAGATAAAAATGGAAATACTTTTAAAATTCCTATGGATCAAATTCTTAGTTATGAATCAGTAAGAGAAATTAATTATAACCAATACTCACCATAATGATTGGTTTAGATATTAAAACAAGAGATGGCACAGAAGAAGAAAGATTAAATGCACTTGATGCAATGCCAACAACTTGGCTTGAAGCATTTGGAACTACATTTTCTTTAGCAACAGAAAATTCTCCTTACGAATCTATAAAAAGAGCCATAGATAGAACTTATGCTTCTTATGAAGAAGATGAGGTTATTCCTATGGCAGAATTAAACCAACAGTATGCTGGTTTAGGTTTAACTTTTTTAAGAGATGAAAAAAAAGGTTATGTAGATTTAATGGTAAAAAAAAAAAAAGATGATTTTGAAAAACAAAATATAATATCTCGTGGACCACAAAATGTGCTTGCTCGTGGTACTTATTTTTTATCTGGTTTAGGCGGATCATTTACAGATCCTATTAATATTGGAACTTCTGTAATTCCATTTATGGGACAAGGAAGATTTTTACAAATGGTTGGAAAGTATGGTGTAACAAGAGCAAGATTTTATAGAGGAATCCAAGAAGGTGCTATTGGTAATACTTTATTTGAGCCTATTGAAATTGCTTTATCTAATGCAGAACAAAGAGATTATGGTGCTATGGATTCTTTATATAATGTTGCATTTGGAGCCATTCTTGGAGGAGGATTACAAGTTGGTTTTGGTAAAATAGGCGATGTATATAAAAAATATACTGGAAGAGATAATCTTTATCAAGACATTGAAAATGCACCACCAGAATTAAAAGAAGATTTAATAAAATATTCTGTTGGTCAATTACTTCAAGGAAAAAGAATTAATGCAGCAGCATTTATAGAAGAAACAAAATTACAAAGAAATAGAGAAATACAATTACAAAAAATGCAACAAATGCAACTTAAAGGAAATTTAAATGTTTCTTTAGATACACAATTAGAACCTACTGTTAAAAGCGTAGCTGGTATTGATGAGTTAAGATCTTTATTAAAAGATAAAATAAATTCAAATATTCCAAAAGAACAAAAAATAGAATTAGAAAAATTAAAAAAACAATATGATGAATTAAGTCAAAAAGCATCTAAAAGAAGATTAGAACTTACAACTAAAAAAATAGCTGCAGGTGAAAAAGAAATTGATTTAAATATTATTAATAAAGATAAAAAACTTATTCCTATCGTTGCTAAATTTAATTATTTAAATAAAAAAATGAAAAAAATTGAAGAGTTTGGTGAAGAAACTACAATTAAAAATTTTTTAGAACAACAAAAATTAGAAAAACAAAAATTATCTGAAGTTAGCCAATCCACTTTATCTAAATTAGAAAATTTAAAACAAGTTTATGGTAATGCCGCTGGATTAGAATTAACACCAAATACAATTACAGATCGTGCAAGAAAAATAGATTTAAGTTCTAAACAAGATTTAGATATTACTATGAATTTAGAAAGAAATATATTGCAAGGAGCGGATAAAGATATAAGAAGAATTAATACAACTTATACTATAGATGGTGCTGAAAAAATACTTGTAGATATTAATCCTATGTTAATTAAAAAAGTTGATATAGATGATATAAACAAATTAGAATCTGAAATTAAAACATTTGAAGATCAATTTGCTGGTATAGAAAATTTTGCTAAAAATAATCCAGCATTTGCTAGTTATTTAAAATCATTTGATTTAGAACTTAAAGATATTAATAAAAATATTGATAGACAAAATGATGTTATTAAAACCATTCAAGCTGGTGTATCTTGTATTATTAGAAAAGGAGCATAATGAAATATAAAGAATGTTTAGTTGAGGTTCAAGCAGCAGTAAAAGATCTATTTAATGATAAAGAAGCTAATGAATTATTAGATAAAATTAAAAACAGATTAGATCAAAATAAAATAGCTTCTAATATAGAATTAACACAAGATAAAATTATAAAAGAAATTGCAGATGAAGAAAAAAAAATAGCACTTATAAAAAAATTTAATGCTTATAATGATAGACAAAAATCATTTGAAAGATTTTATGAAAATTTAGAAAATTTTCCTAATAATCCATTAAGAGGTTTAAGAGCATTAATAGGAGGAATATCTTCTGGAGAACGTGGTGCAAGACTTTCAATAGATAATCATCAAATAATATTTAAATCTAAATACAAAGGATTTTTTAATGGAGAATTAGAAAAAAATAATCTTATAGATTTAGCTGTATCAGGAAAAATTGATAAAGAAATATTTATAGAAATGTTTGATAATCCTTTTCTTCGTGATGAAGATGGAGCTATTGATGTTCCTATAACAGGAAACAAAGAAGCATACGAAATTGCTAAAATTGCTAAAATGGCAAACGATATGGTTGTTGATGATAAAAATAGTCTTGGTGCCTATATTAAAAAATTACCAGGTTATGTTACAAGGCAATCTCACATAACTCATAAAATGCTAAAAGCCGCAGGAGATAATGTAAAAGATGAATCCGCACATAAAGCAGCATGGGTTGATTTTATTAAAACAAGATTAAAACCAGCAGAAACATTTGAAGGTGAAGATCCAAATAAATTTTTATCTGTTGCTTGGAATAATATTATATCTGGTCATCACATTGTAACTCTTGATGGTAATCAACAATTTGGTTCTCGTAATATAGCTAATAGACAAAGTGCTGAACGAGTATTTCATTTTAAAGATGGATTATCTTTTTATGAATATGATCAAAAATTTGGTAATGGTAATTTTTTTGAAGCAATGCACATGGGTTTAAACAAAGCTGGTCAGGATAATGGTTTAATGACTGTATTAGGAACAAATCCAATAAACACTTTAAATAATGTTATTACTTTATTAAGAAATCATTATGGTGGAACTATTGCTAGGGATTTAAATTTTAAACAAATAGAAAATGTTTACAAAGAAGTTGATGGTTCTATTAATTATGGATCTGATAACTGGCAAGCAAAAACAGCAAACGCTATTGGAGTTATGCAAGAAACAGGAAAATTAGGAGGAATTACTATTACTTCTTTATTTGGTGATTTGCCTAACATGATAACTGAGCTTAATGTTAATGGAATGAATTTATTAGATTCTACTAGTTTTATTTTAAAAGAATTAAAAAGAACTAATAACAAAGAGCAATTAAAAGAAATACTTCAACCTTTTAATTTATTTTCAAATAGCATGATTAGTGGATTAACAGAACACGATGCTATTGCAGAACAGCTTACTGGAGTATTAGCAAAATACAAATCTTCTTTTTATAAATACACTGGTTTTACTGGATTAATGCAAAGATTTAAATCTGCAATGTTTTTAGCATTACAAAATCATTATGGTAATTTATCAAAAAAATCTGCATGGAATCAATTAGATGATCAAATAAAATCTAATTTAGGATTATATAAAATTGATGAAGGCATTTGGAATATAATGAGAAAAACTTCATTAAAAGAATTTGATGGTTATAATTTATTAACTGTTGATAATATAAAAGAAATAACAACAGAAGATGCTTTAGATTATTTAAAAAAAACAAAACCAGATGTTAAAAAATTTTCTAATAAACAAATAAATGATTTTAAACAAGAAGTACAATCTAAATGGAGAATATTTTTAAATGATAGAGTTCATCATGGAGTTTTAGAACCAGGTGCTAGAGAAAGATCTATATTAAACCAAGGATTTGAAAGAGGAACTACTGCTGGTTTATTGTTAAGACTTATGACAAAATTTAAATCATTTCCAACAACTGTTTATACTAAAAAACTTGAACCAATAATTAGAGGTACTGGACCAAATGTAAGATATGATCAAGCAATACCAGCGTTAGCTTATTATACTGTGCTTACTACAGTGTTTGGATATTTAGGATTATCAGTTGCGGATATGTTAATGGGTAAAGAACCTAGAGATCCTAGAGATCCTAAAACAGTTGCTGCAGCTATTGCAAAAGGTGGTGGAGGTTCAATTATTTATGATATATTTTATCAAGAAATAAGTAGATCAAATGGTGGTGCCGCATCTACACTTCTTGGACCAGCTTTTGCTGATGCTGAGGGTTTATTTAAAACTTTAGGTAATATTTATGAAGGTAAATTTGATAAAGCTGGAATAAAAGCATTTAGATTATTAGAATCAAACTTACCTGAAGATATATGGTTTTTAAGACCAGCTTATAATTATCTTATTGGCTATCAAATAAAAGAAATGATTGATCCAGGTTATTTTCAAAGATTAGAAAATTATACAAAAAGAGCTACTGGACAAGAATTTTTTTTAAAACCATAGACATAGTGATTAAAATATAATAAAGGAACTTTATGACAATATCTTCAACTACAGTTAAGAACAGTTATAGTGGCGATGGCTCAACTACAACGTTTAGTTATACATTCAAGATATTCCAAGACTCAGATATTCAAGTAATTATACGTTCAGCTAATGGTACTGAAACAACTAAGACTATTACAACTCACTATACTGTAACAGGTGCTGGTAACTCTGGTGGTGGATCAGTTATATTTACATCAGGTAATATTCCAACATCAACTCAGACAGTTGTATTAAGACGTAACATTCCTCAAACACAAGCAATAGATTATATCGCTAACGATCCATTCCCTGCTGAATCTCATGAAGAAGGTTTAGACAGAGCAACAATGGCAATTCAACAATTGCAAGAAGAAGTAACAAGATCTTTAAAATTATCTAAAACAAATACAATGACATCTACTGAGTTTACAGTGGGTGCATCAGATCGTGCTAATAAGATTCTAGCATTTGATACTAATGGTGAATTATCAGTTACACAAGAACTTGGTACTAATAGAGGTAACTGGAGTTCTGGTGTTACTTTTAATGCTAGAGATATTGTAAAAGATAGTTCTAACAATAACGTATATCTTTGTAATACAACTCACACATCTACTGGTACAACTCCAATCAGTTCTAATGCTGACTCTGCTAAATGGGATTTAATTGTTGATGCCGCTGCAGCTAGTACATCTGCTAATGCCGCAGCTAACTCTGCATCTAATTCATCTAATTTTGCAAATACATCTGCTAACCATGCAAGTAATTCTGCTAACCACGCATCTAACAGTTCTAATTTTGCAAATAACTCATCTAACAGTGCTAATACATCTGCAACATATTTAGCTGGTGTAAGTGCTAATGCTAATGCTTCTGCAAATTCTGCAGCAAATAGTTCTAACTTCGCAAATAATTCTAGCAATAGTGCAAACTCTTCATCTAATCATTCTGCAAATAGTTCTAACTTTGCTAATAATTCTAGCAACAGTGCTAACACATCAGCTAACCACGCATCAAATTCTAGCAACTTTGCAAACAACAGTTCTAATAGTGCAAATACTTCTAGTAATCATTCTGCCAATTCATCTAACTTTGCAAATAGCAGTTCAAACCATGCGGCAAACAGTTCAAACTTTGCCAATGCTTCTAGCAATCATGCAAGTAATTCATCTAATCATTCTGCTAACTCTAGTAACTTTGCTAATACATCTAGTAACCATGCAGCTAACTCTAGTAACTTTTCTAATAATTCTAGTAACTTTGCTAACACTGCTAGTAATGCAGCTAATGCGGCTAACGCTGCAAGAGATACAGCAATAACATTAGTAGATAGTTTTGAAGATGTTTATTTAGGTGCTAAATCATTAGATCCTTCATTAGATAATGATGGTGATGCTTTAACAGCTGGAGATTTATATTATAATACAGTAGGTAATGTTTTAAAATACTACACAGGTTCTGCTTGGGTAGCAATTACTTCAGGTGGTATTACAGATTTAGTACAAGATACAACTCCACAACTTGGTGGTATGTTAGATGTCAATGGACAATCTATTGGTGATGGTACATTAGAATTAGTTAAATTTGCAGAAACAGCTAGTGCAGTTAATGAAATAACTGTAACAAATTCTGCTACTGGTAATGCACCAGAAATAGCAGCATCTGGAGATGATACAAATATTGATCTTAAACTTACTCCAAAAGGTACTGGTAAATTAAATTTAGATGGAATTAAATTCCCTAATGCTGATGGTTCTGCTGGACAGGCATTAACAACTAATGGTTCTGGTATATTATCTTTTAGTACAATTTCTGCTGATGGAACTGCTGATTGGGACACAACAGTTAAAACAACAGGATTTACTGCAACTGCTAATAAAGGATATTTTTGTAACACAACTTCTGCAGGATTTACAGTAACTTTACCTGCAACTCCAAGTGCTGGAGATGAGGTTATAATTTTAGATTATGCAGGAACTTTTGATACAAATGCACTTATTATTTCTCCTAATGGAAATAAAATAGAAGGTGGTACAGATAACTTAGCATTAACTGGTGAAAGAGAAGGTGCAAGATTAGTTTATATAGATGCAACACAAGGTTGGTTAGCTTATTCAGGTATTAATGAAGGAACAGATGCTTTATCATTAGCACCTTATTCAGTAGATTTTTTAGTAGTAGCTGGAGGTGGTGGTGGAGGAGGTGATAATGCAGGAGCTGGGGGAGCAGGAGGATATAGAAATTCATATTTAACAGAAACTTCAGGTGGTGGAGGAAGTAGTGAAACAAGTTTAACATTTAAACCAGGAACAGTTTATACAATTACAGTAGGAGCAGGAGGAAGTGGTGGAGCTTTAAATGTAGCTGGTACACAAGGAGTTAATTCATCAATATCAGGAACAGGAATTACAACTATAACATCAACAGGGGGTGGTGGTGGTGCAGGTGGAGATCCATCTACTCCTGCTACTACTGGAGGTTCTGGTGGAGGTGGAGATGGAGAAACACCTCAAAATGGTGCTTCTGGAACTGCAAATCAAGGTTTTGCTGGTGGAAATGGTGCTTCAGGAAGTGGAGGCGGAGGCGGAGGTGCTGGAGCAGTTGGAACTAATGGTACAGGTGCAAGTACACCTGGAAATGGTGGTGCTGGTTTAGCTTCTTCAATAACTGGTTCTTCAGTAACAAGAGGAGGTGGTGGAGGTGGTGGTCCAGAAAATGATACTGCTATAACATCAGGAGGAACTGGTGGTTCAGGAGGTGGAGGAGCTGGAGGTTTAGGAATAGCAACAAATGGAACAGTTAATAGAGGTGGCGGTGGTGGTGGAGCAGGTAATGATAGCGTTGCTGTACAAGGAGGTTCAGGAGGTTCAGGAGTTGTAATACTTCGTATGCCTACTGCTAGTTATTCAGGAACTACAACTGGTTCTCCAACAGTTACAACAGATGGTTCTGATAAAGTAATAGTATTTAATTCATCAGGAAGTATAACAGGATAATTTATGGCACACTTTGCAAAATTAGGAGTAGGAAATATAGTTGAACAAGTAATCGTAGTATCTAATGATATTGCTATTACTGAACAAGCTGGTTCAGATTTTATTAATAAACTTTACAATACAAGAGATGTTTGGAAACAAACTTCATATAATAGAACTTTTAGAAAAAATTACGCAGGAATAGGTTATCAATACGATCAACAAAGAGATGCTTTTATTCCACCTAAACCTTTTAACTCTTGGATATTAAATGAAGATACTTGCAGATGGGAAGCACCAATACCTTATCCACAAGATAACAATAATTATAAGTGGAACGAACAAACTAAATCTTGGGATTTAGTACAATCTAATATATAATCTAACCCATAAAGGGTTATGAATATTCTCATCGCAATACCATGTTACGGAGGAAACATTTCCAATCTAACATTCCATTCATTATTTAATTGCATCAAACCTTTAAATGATATGGGACACAATCTTAGAATAGAAACACTTCCAACTGAATCTTTAATCAATCGTGCTAGAAATAAGTTTGTAACTAAGTTCTTAGATAATAAAGAATTTAATGGTACGCATTTATTATTCATTGATGCTGACATAGGATTTACAATAGAGAATTTAAAAAGAATAATAGACTTTAATAAAGAAGTTGTAACCTGCACCTATCCTGTCAAAGGTTTTTACTGGCAGCAATTACTAGATCGTATCAAGAAGAATACAAATATAGATGAGAAACTAATGCGTGATTATCTATTGCAGTTTAATGTTAATCTATATCCTAACACAGAATTTAGAGATGGATTTGCAAGGGTAAAAGAAAGTGCCACAGGTTTTATGATGATTAAACGTGAAGTCTTTACTGCAATAATGGATAAGAATCCTCAGCTTAAATACAAACCAGATCTAAGAACAGGTATAGAAGGATCAGATAATGCTTATGATTTCTTTCCTGTTGGAATCTATAAAGAGAAAGATGGTGTTAATAGATTCTTATCAGAAGATTATTACTTTTGTAGATTAGCTGAAGAATGTGGCTTTGAGATCTGGACTGACTTATCTACTCCTATAAATCATTTGGGTAGTACAGAATATTATGGCAAATTCATAGATCAAATAAACAGACGTTAAGTCTTGTAAATATAATATCATATATTATATAGCTGTCATGATACCTTATAACGAACATGAACTGGAGTTTTTAAATGCTTGATTACAAATCAATCAAAGAATACTGGACTAAGTTTTACGCAGATGCTTTTGAAGATGCTAAGAAGTTTTGGAAAGACTATGCTAAAGCAGTTGAAGAATTCTATAATAAAAATAAATAAATAATAGTTACAAAACAATAAGTTATAAAAAATAATTTTATTTACTTATTATTCAATTAACCTTATCTCGCCACTGCCAATCAACTAATAGGAGTTATATGGCAAAGAAAAGTAAATCGCCTACAGAACTTATCTATGAGATCAAGGATTTATTGGATGATCTTCAATTGAAACTAGATCCAGATGATGCTCACGTAGCATATGAAGATGAGTTAGACGATGAGCTAGACGAAGATGATCTAGACATTGATGATGAGGATGAAGAAGATTAAGTAATCCACATAGTAAAGGTGGTAGAAATATCACCTTTACTTGATCCATTATAAATTTTTGTTTAATATCTTTATTAATGAATAAAGAAAAACATAAAGAATATAATAAATTATATCGTTTAAATAATAAGGAAAAAATAAAAAAAATTAAAAAAGAATATTATTTAAAAAATAAAGAAATTATAAAAGAAAAAGTTAGATTATATAAATTATTAAATTCAGATAAAATAAGAAAAAAAAATAAAATATATATTTTAAAAAATAAAGAAAAAAGAAATAAATATAATAAAGAATATAGTTTAAAAAATCCACATATTCAAAACGCTATAAATGCAAAAAGATACGCATCAAAATTAAAAGCTACTCCTAAGTTTGCTAATCTTAAAAAAATAAAAGAGATCTACAAGAACTGTCCCAAAGGTTATCATGTAGATCATATTGTACCATTACAAGGTAAAGATGTTTGTGGCTTACATGTTGAGTGGAATCTTCAGTATCTTACACCATCAGAAAATTCATCTAAGTCTAATAGATTTGTTTGGTAAACCACCTTTACTTATCCACATATTCATATAACTAATCATAATGAAATTTTTATTAATCTTTACCATTTGCTCAATGGTTAATGGCAACTGCCTAGACGTAATGAGTACAGGTAAGAAGTTTAATACCTTTAGGGAATGCACCATAGCTGGCTATGAGTTTATAGCAGAACAGAATAAACTATTCCCATTAGATCAGTTTGAGAAAGTCAAACCATCCTTTCATTTTGACTGTATAGAAACACCAGAACAATCCATATAATTACAATCTTTAATTGACTTTTTAAATCACAACCACTATAGGTGGTGTATGAAAAGAAACATAAGACTATATCTGCTACAGCTATAAGACTATCTTCTTATGAGAAGTATTCCAAAGAAAGAATGGATACAATCATTAAGAGATTAGATGATCTTACAGCTGAAGTTAAAGATTTAAGAACTGATGTGAGCATGGGTAAAGGTGTCATAGCATTTCTAGTAATCATTGGTAGCATAGCAGGTTCAATCATAGGTTTCTTTCAATTCAAAAACTAAAACAACAAAGGGGTACATTGCGAAAGGCAGACAAAGGATTAGTATCTGAAGCATTAGCTCAAGCATACTTTGCTAGAGATCCAAACCTTATTGTATTCACAGCACTAGGTGGTGTGGGTCCAGTAGATATTTGTACATACAACATTAAAACAAAAGAGTATTGCAACTATGACGTTAAGACTGTGTCATATAGAAAATCAAATACTAAATATGGTCATAAGAATAATGATCGTATAAATAGAACTCCATCCAAAATACAAAAGAATATGAATGTTAGAATTGTATATGTTTATGAAGATGGTAAGATAGTTGTTAAATAACTGAAAGGTAATTATGTACGAAGATTTAAAAGCAAGAATAAAGAAGCACGAAGGATTCTTAGCAAAGGTTTATTTAGATTCACTTGGTAAAGCTACCATTGGCTATGGTCATTTGCTTACAGAAGAAGATGATTTTGTTGAAGGAGTTATCTATGACAAAGATATATTAGAAGCATTATTTGAAAAGGATTTTAATAAAGCTGTGCAAGGTGCTGAAGAATTATTAAAAGGATATGAGATAGCTCTTGTAGCTAAAGAAGTAATCATTGAAATGGTATTTCAATTAGGAAAGACTGGTGTTTCTAAGTTTAAGAAAATGTTTGATGCTTTAAAGAATAATGATTATAGTAGAGCAGCTGCGGAAATGTTAAACTCAGCATGGTATAGACAAACACCAAGCAGATGCGAAGAGTTGTCAGAACTAATGAAGAGCTGTCATTAATATGTGGTGGAATATCATACCTACAGTAGTTAAAACTGGTGCTGAGATTTATAAGAATCATAAGCAATCAGAACTATTAGAATCAGAAGCTGAACGTAGATACTATGAACGTATGGCTCGTGGTGAAATAGAATACCAAAGAGATGTTTATGATCAGCAAGACAAATCTTGGAAAGATGAATTTGTTTTAATCATAGTATGTATTCCAATCATTGTATTATCTTATGCCATTATTAGCGATGATGTTAATATTAAATCTAAATTAGATTTATTCTTTGATTACTTTGGTAAGTTTCCTACTTGGTATCAATGGTTAATCGTTGGTATATTTTCCGCAATTTATGGTCTTAAGCCGACTTTAGATATATTTAAAAAATGAGTGATGATATATTTACAATGTTTGCTCAGGCGTATTCTAAAAAGAAACCTACATTGCTATCACAGCAAGGATCTAATGTTAAGATTAAATTAAAAAAGAAGAATGGCAAAAAAGCATTTAGAAAATAAACATATAAGAAAGCCACCAAAGAAACGAAGAGGCAGACATACTAAGCGTGTGAATAAACACAAGACATATAAAAAATATGTGGGTCAGGGTAGAGTATAGTTTATGAAAAAAGTCAAATGTATTTTTTGGTTATATACAGGATTCTGTTCTTTACTGAAACAGTGTAGGTGTGTTAAAATAAATGAGGATGACTACAATCCTTTTAGAGAGAAATTATAATGGTTAAAAAAATGTATCAAAATCCTAGTGGTGGATTGAATGAAGCTGGCAGAAAATATTTTAATAGAAAAGAAGGATCTAATCTTAAAGCTCCTGTAAAATCTGGAACTAATCCAAGACGAGTTTCTTTTGCTGCAAGATTTGGTGGGATGAAAGGATCTCTATTATCTAAATCAGGTGAGCCAACTCGTTTGAAGCTAGCACTTAAAGCCTGGGGATTTTCTAATAAGGAAGAAGCAAGAGCATTCGCCGCAAGGCACAAAAAGAAATAATTCTTTAAAAAAAGTCTTTCAAATTTAAACGTATATGAGTTTTTAAAGGTGGGTACGATACTTAGTACCCCCCAATTTTGAGGGGTACAAAGTTTTAAGTTTAGTTAGTTGCTCTTCTTAATTTAGATTTATATTTCTTGAGAAAAGTATTTGCTAGTTTTATTTTTCTTTCCCATTTTAAAACAGCCATTCTAAGTTTTGTAATCTTCATTTCTTTTTTTTGATCAGAAGATAATTTTGCTTTTGGTTTCTGTTTTAACTTTCCATCTAACCATCCAGATTGAAGAACATACCTTATAACCTGTCCCTCAAACTCTGCTTGCAAAGCACAATGATCAGGAAGACTTGGACTTCTATATTTAAATAGCCTGTGTGCTAAGTCATGGATCAATCTTCTCCAACCTCTACTTAATAAAGAAGAATCTCCAGATAAACAAACCCAACATTTTCTTATGTGAAGATTAATTGGGTAATTTACATATCTTGATGGAGCTGCATCTTTTTTATTGCCAAACTTTCTAGCCAATAATCTTGATGCTTTTTTTGCCTCATCATAAGTGATGTAAGGTAAAGTATCTGGTAAGATAGAGTTAGCTAAGTTATCATAAGACTTAACTAAGTTTTCTTTATCAGATGTTTCTCTCATTTGTTTCATGTTTTCCCTTTTGTTGTTTTTTTATTATTTAGGTAGTGTACCATATCGGTTATTTAATGTCAAACATTATTTTTTGAGTAAAATATTTTTTGATTTTTTTTATTGAAGACTAGACGACAAATGTTTTAGGGTGTATGCTGGTTGAGTGCGACAATCTTGTACAAATGGTTTTTTTAAAAAATAAAAAATGGCTAAAAAAAAATTAATTTTAAAATCCTGTGGCTTCTGCCATATCTGTGGCAAAGAACACATGAGCAATGAAGGAGGTTGGGTTATCAATGCAGAGAAATTAAACTTCTGTCATTCATTAGAGCATAGTTGTTATGAGATTTACTTTAATAATGTAAGAGCCGCACAGAAACAAAGTCTTGTCAATAACAATGAAAATGATAAACGTATGAATATGTACATTGAGTATTTAAAGAAACAAAAGTGTAAACATAAATACCAAACAGAAATATAAATAAGGAGAAATGTAATGCCACTTAATGTTAAAGGTAAAAAGATTTTAGCAGCAATGCAAAAGGAATATGGTAAAGAAAAAGGTAAAGCTGTATTCTATGCGTCAGAGAATAAAGGAACTATTAAAGGTGTAAAGAAGAAAGGTAAGTCGCTACTATCATAATGGAATCTAAATATCACACAACCAAAGAAGGAAAGAAAGCTCGCAAAGGTTTATACTACAATATTAATCAGCGTAAGAAAGCTGGTACATCAAGATCTAAATCTGAATCTACAATTTCAAAGAAGGCTTACAAAAGTTTATTGTCAGGATTTAAAGACTAGTTCTTAACATTATCCATCACATACTTATATCTATTCCAAATAATATTATCTGGTTTCCAGAAATGCTGCTTGTTAATTTTCATCTTAACATGGTGCATCATTGTGGTGTGATCTCTGTTACCAAGTAATACACCTATCTTTGTGAATGGCATATCATACTTATCTCTTAATACATTTATTAATATGGATCGTGCAATCACAGCAGACTGAACTCTAGTTTGTGCAA